TGGGCTTCTTCAATTGTCAGTTTTTTATAGAGGTATGCTCCTCTGGCCCCAAGAACTTAATCAACTCGTTCTTGAAAAGCAAATGGAAGACTCAACGCCTGCATTTCTTCAGTGGTGTTGTATGATAACAGGAGAGGGTACAATTTCTTTTGTTCAAATTTCATGTCTTCCTCGGTCATCTCTGGGTAGAGATTATGTCTCTTCTCAATCTCTTTAGTACATCTTACTACTATTTGTTCATTGCGCTTTATGGCTTTGTTCAGTTGTCGGTCTCCGAATTTGTTGACCTTATGTAAGAGAGAGAGTGGCTGTGTAAAAAAAATGTATAAAACAGCTCTTTTGTAAAATTTGTTATATGTTTCTTCAGCATCGTATGATTTATCATTGTATATGAAGTTTTTTGCATGTGATTCACTATCCTTGTTAATTTTAAATACATCTTTGACCAATTTGTGTGTTTGCCATTCGGTTGCCTCACTAATTGAGACTGGACAGAAGTTTGATTTTGAATAATTCATTTTAATTACGGATGCCATCTTTCTATCGAAAGCACTTAGTTCGTTTTCAAAATCATCTATTGGTAGGCCAAGGCCCCCTAACCATTGGGGCAGGAACCACGATAGTTTCGTACTTTTTAAGATGTCTGAATTTGCCCTTATAAATTCTTTTTTGACTTTCGACCATATCTGTGTTGGACAATTATCCTTCAGATAAGTACATTTTGACCCTATTAAATCGATCGTCATCCCAAATCGTGAATCATTACTTGATCTTTTAATTCCATAAAAGAGACCAAGATTAAGATATCGGACCTGTTTCCAGTTACCTGTATAGGCGATACCTTGTTTGAAGCACTCCTCAAGATTCAAATTGATAAACAAAGTAGAATTGATAGTACAAAATTGGTTCGAAAAATATGTTTTCCCCATCGATGAGGCCAGTCCAGCAAGTGCACAAACGTTTTCCCATATTCCTCTAATCCACCTGGGACCCCAAAATACATTATCGTCTCCATTAACTTTGAGATCGACTAATCTAAGATGACGTTCAGGTGAATGACGAGGGAGATATTTCCGATCTGCCACACGAAACCTTTCTTGTGTTCCATTTTCCCAGCTCACTTTGAGTGATCCAGCTAACTCCGCGCAAAACCTGCACAGAGCCGCATTGATAATGCATAGGATAGGGAAAGACAAGATAGATCCCATAAGCTGACCGTTAGTTTGTGGTTTAAATTTTCCATCATGGTCGAAGACGTGCTCAATAAGAGATTTGTAGAATATTCTCTTCATTTGAACGTAAAAATCTTGCCCGAAAAATTCTAACGCAGCCGGATCTGGATTTTGTTCCCAGATATCGAACAGGGTGTCTATTACACATTTGGTTGCCCATTTCTTTAAATTATCGGTTGATGCGATGTAATCTCCAGAAATGATAATTTCATCATCCAGCATATTGCTAAACAATTCATTAATGTCTGCTTCTGTGACAGGGCGTCCAATCAAATGGAAGACTTTATTTCTTTTTAAAGTGGACCAGAGAAACTTTTGAATTGGTTTTTCTAATGTGTACAGGATCGGAGGACCCTTTGATATTACTCTGATCTTAAGAGGCTCAACCAGGCCTAATGCTTTACAAACTGGTATTTCTGATTTAGCATGGATATATAACATTTTGACATACATTGGTATCATTGCTTCAAGTTGGGTAAAATCCACTATTCTAGCAACTTCGAGATCATTGTTATTTGGATCATTATACATGTCAATAATTTGTTGTTCTTGTCTGCCCCTTAATCCATATTGTTTGGACACTTTATTATATACAAAGACAAGTTCCATGTGGATGTTTTGATTATCATCCTGAAGAAGTTCATCACCTATTAATTTTACGGTGGGAAAGTTTTTTTCATTCTTCAAAACCCCGGCAGCTCCTAGGCCGCTTCTACTATTAACATAGTTTGACGAAGTACTGGGGAAAGAGACATCCGTCATTATATCATAAGACAATTGTGTGTTCCAATAAAGTTCTTTTGTTGTTCGCTCGATCTGAGCTTTGAGCACATCAACTGTCACCTTAAAACCCTTCTCACCTTCGTCGGTTTCGACAGTGAAGGTAGATTCTTCTTGAACTACGTATTCGCCCGTTAAGGCAGCAACTGTGTCATTTTCAGACTTCAAGACAGAATCTTTACTTGCTTCAGGCATGCACTTTTTAAAGTACAAAGATGATACAATAAATTCTATGTATTTGTTCGGATCACGGACCTTTAAAGCATCGAGCATGTCGTTGCATCGTCCACCCAGTAACACTCTGGGATTTTCAAAGAAAGTACCTTTTCTCGTCGTAAATGGTTTACTTGGTATATCTTGCTGGTGAGTAGTGTTCACTCCACTCATCCGGCTTGAGAAAAAGGCTGCAAACTTGTATTTAAGTAGCTTGATCCAAGAATCCTGGCCATGTTCAGCACAGTATTTTAATATCTGGTTAATTAGTTTAAGATTAACCTGATTTGCTGCAATTACGCTTATAAATTTTTGACGTTCTTTCATTCTCTGGCAGCTGTATAACCTTTGGAGTTCAGAGATGTTGTCACAAGGCATCTCACAGAGTCCAAATAAATGGTACCCCATGAATATACGTTCCACAGCTGTGACTACTGTTTTAACAGTCTCAGGGTTGCATTGGCTTTCCTTCGTAAGAACATGAAGGTCGATTATGCTGCAACTAGCCTTACTTAGGCCGTTCTCTTGTAATGCGAGAATAGCCTTTGTGCGGTTGGTTGCACCCGTCTCTGTTAGATCGCGATCTATTGATCGTTGGTGGGACTCCCCTGGGAGTCCTTGAAGGTTTTTAAGGTTCATTACTGAATGTTCTATAGATT